CTTCCTCTGTAGATCTTCTGGCCCTGGCGGTCGATCAGTTTCCCATCCAATCCATCGATCGACGGTCTTAATCCATGTCTGAGTGTCGAGATTCAATCGCCAATCGAGGGGAGATTCAGTCGCTCCCTTTGGGTAGAGACAGCATCCCTCAGTGGAAGTGCCGTCAGGGCTCGTAAAAGCGTCTGTTACTACACAATCATCAGGAGCTGAGCGACAGTCTGAGATTGCATTGCGTAAGCCGAGAGGAAGCCTCTCGAGCTTGAGCAAGCCATTCTCAACTATCTTCTCCTTGCTCATCGGCAGGTAGTGAAAGAATCCTGGCATCGTCCTTTATTCCCATTGCTTTGCGAGCTTCTTCAGCTGCTTTTTTGGCAACTAGTGCTCTCGCCTTTCGCCGTTCTTTCCTCGCTTCAAGACTCTTCTCTCGAGAGTCAGCTAACTTCTTCTCGTAGTCTTCCAAAATCGGTTGTGATGGTTTCTTTTTAGCCATTACGTGATTGCACTCGCTGTATTGACTGTGAAAGCGTCAGTTCCTGCTGCTGGCTTCTCGAGCAAGACAACAATTTGAAAGCGTGCTTTGTTTCCTGATCCTTCTGTGGCAAAGATCGATCCAGCACTCGCTGTGATCTTAATATGTTCGGCTGTCGCATCAGCGATAGGGCCACTCGAGCCTTTGCTCATCTTGCGGAAATAAAGGTTCATCGAAGTAAGAGCAACACCTTGCTCACCGTAATCATCAAAGATCGATACATCATTCGTTTCAATTATCACTCTGGGAGACGAGTCTTCGATCTCTGCATACTGAGGAAAGTCGTTCCCATCAGCATCTTCTGGAGTCACAGTGAGATTGTTTTGCAAACTCGTCGATCGAACTGAATCAATTGCAGTTCCATTTAGTTCGATCTTGCCCATGGTGTATAGGTGCGAAACTGCTGATGATGCCGCTGAGAGCTCTGCGGAACCGACATGCAAGATCGGCGCAGTCGATCCATCTGTACTGATTCCCATGATTGTGCAATCCATCTCAGCAAAGCCTCTTTGCTCTGCGCTGAGTGACTGCCAATACAAGAATGCACTGTTGAGCATGTCGAATCGATCGTGTACCGTTGTTCCAGCGTCAACGGCCTCTCGAGTGCCTCGATTCTTTCCTTTGCGATAATAAAGGATCGTCGTTCCAGATGTGTAAGCTTTCGCGATCGCAGTATCAGTACACTCGTCGAGAATGTCTTTGATCTGACGACTGCCAAACTCGATCATCGGAGTCGCACCGAAAGCACCTGTGTGCTGCGGTTGCACTTCGCTCGTCGATCGCTCCAAGAACTCTTGGAATTGATTGTTGTATCGAACATCAGTGAATTGAGTGATGTATGTGGAAGCCGGAAGCTTGATCGCATGCGGCCTGTGTATTGCGGGGAATGCCATTAGATCGCTCCTAGCTTTTTGGTCGTTTTGTTTCTCGCTCGAGCGAGACGATCGATCATGGTCTTCTCGAAGATTCTCGCCAGCTGTCGCTCTTCACTCGGAATCACTTTTGTGATCTCTGCGACCATGTTCGGTCGCCCATTGCGTGGTCTGTTCGTGACATAGTTCGCAGCTGGCTTGACGAGTGTGAATCGAGTCGGGAAGACTCGACTGATGCCACTTCGTCTCATCTGCTCTTCAAGCAAACCAGAATGAACCAGAGCGACTGATCCACCCTTCTTTGCTCTCCCTCTGCGAGCATCTCTGCGCTTTCGCTTCTTCGTGCTCGCTGCTCGCTGCTGATATCCGTACTTAGCAGCTGCGAAGGGTTGAAAGTGCAACGGCAAGATCTTCTTCTCCCAACGATCAGAAACAGCTGACCAAGACTCGCGCTGCATCTCATTCCATGCACGCTTGCTCAACCAACCTTCTCGCTCGATCTGTATTGAGAGTCCAAGTCCCACTAGTTCTCTTCTCCTTCACCCCAGCCGATTAAATAAGATGCTTCCCAGTAGTCGTTGTTGTCTGAATCTCGTTTGCGCCGCATAGTCCTTTCGGGCATCACGATCATTCGCTCATGCTGAATCGGAAAGCTGTCACCAACTCCAGACGCCAAACGAAGATCGTCCATCACTCCATCGCAGAAGTTCACAAAATCAAGGAGGCTATCGTTGTGGTCTGTCTGATGATTCGCATCATCCTGAAACACCAGAGAAAGCTCGCCAGTGACTGACAGATCAATTCCAATGCCGTCTGAAACAGCACTACTTCCGATCCCTACGATTTGAACAATTGCTAGAGGTCTTTGGTTTGTGAGACCTGTGTCATCTGTCACAACTCCATAATGAATGAACGCGAGTGCTGCTGCGGCGTTCGCTGCTCCCGTTCGAGTTTGGAAAGTGCTTGACTCACTGACAGTTGTTCTGAGTTGATCGCATACCAGAGCGAGAGGAGATGTCGGTGTGACTGGCATCAGTTGCCACCTCTCGCTGTCTGCTTGAATCTCCAGTACACCAGCACATGCTTCTTCTCAGTTTCGCTCTTGATCATCCCACTGAAGACAAAGGGCCGATCGTCATGCTGAAGCTTCTTGTCTCTGGTGAGCTGATCTCCAATCGTTGGTGTTGCGATTCCCAATGAGCCATGCTTTCTCACTGACACATTGAAGACTTCTCGTTCCTCTTCATCGCCCTCATGATCTGACAAGAGATCCACTGTCAGCTGCTCTGCTGGAGCCCAAGCTGCTGTGATCTGTCGGCTTGTCGATGCTCCAGATGCTTGGAATGCACATCGCTCACCCGTGTTGTCGAGCTCAAAGCTCAGCGCAGCATCAGTGAGTGATGAGAGTCGAGACATCAGGAACCTTTAAAGGGGTGGGGGAGCAGAGGTAACAGACTCTGCTCCCCCTGGCGATGGCGTGGCAAGAAGCCAAGCAGCAAGCTTCACTAGGTCGTGATGTTGTCCAGGAGCTCACCCACGGTCGAATAGATGATCTTTTCATCAACATCGTGGCGAACTCGAACAACATCGCCGCGAACTGTTTCGTCGCGGTATGTTTCAATCGTCCCACCTGGTTGCGAACCATCTTCGGACCAATGGAAAGTGCGACCGAGACAAGTCTCTCGAATGTCGTTTGAAGTGGCCACTTTAGTGATCATGGCGTATTCATCGGACCACACAGGCGAGAGAGATGCAGCTGCACCTTCGTTCGCTGTGTTCTTCGTCGTACCACCAACGATGATTCGATCAAGATCGAAGATCGAAGCCATCATTGCCTCATTGATCTGCGAAGCTCGCACATCAACGAATCCTTGGCTCTTGAAGCGATCAATGATCTGTGAACAGAGTCGCAAGTTACGGAACACTTTGCGATTGATGATCAGAGCATTTGGCCAGACGCCAGTGGCATCGTAAACCGTTTGCACTGCATTCTCGACATCGGTGATGGGAGTTGCGTTGGTAGCATCATCCCATTCATTCGTGACACTCGTGGCAGTCCAAGTTGAAGTATTGAACACGGCATCAGCTACGCGCTGCTCTTGTGCTCGCAACACTTGCTCGAAAGCTCGCATTGCAGACACTTGCTCAGCATCGAAGTAATCCGCATACATCTGCGATTCACGATCATCAACGGGCTCTTCCCAACCATGCTCATTGCAGGTGTAGGTCTGAGTCTGGAAAGTCCAGTCACCGCGACTGTAACCAGAACCAGGAGCTCGCTGTGTCTCTCCGTCTTTCAGCAACTGCTCGATCGGCAGAACACCGAATGAGCCGGTTTGCTTGGGAGCATTGAATACTGGAAGCACTTGGTTCGCAATGTAACCGCGCCGCTGCATCTCGAGATCAAACTCGGCAAAACTTGCACCGAGATCAGGCCTGAGCGTAGATAGTGAGGCTTCTGGTCCTGGCATCGTTTATTCCTTTGCAAAAATTGAAGTTTCAGTTGATCGACACTAAGAGTTGGCAGTGTCGCCGTGATTGATGCGAATCGCTTCGATGATGTCACCATCAGCGGAGCTAGCTTCGATGGCCATACCGTACTCGTAGCCTGTAGCAGTCGCCGTATCACCGACTTTGCCACTTGCTTGAGTGTGCAGAGTGCCACCAACAGCAACAGCTTCAGAAGCGATAACCTTGTGCGTACCAGAAGCTGTGCGGAGCCTCACAGGAATCTTGTCACCAGCAGCGAAGGCTTCGCGCTCTGCGGTGCCGATGTCTTTGGCTGTGAGTCCAGCAGTCGTGACTTTGCCGTCTGCATCGAGCTGAACTCGAGCGAACTGAGCAATCGCACCATCTGCTTCAAACGTCTTGACATTACCGTCTACAAATTGGGCCATGATTCAAACTCCTGCGAATCTCTTTTTTGGTTTCTGTTTAGTTCTGAAGGCCTATCGAGAGTTGGCTTCTGCAACCAGTGCTTCTCGGAGCTCCGGTCGTCGCTTGACAACTTGACTCACTGCCCGAAGGCGAGGTGTGCCAGCTTGAGTCAGCTCTTGAACTGCAGACTCAAACTCATCTCGAGCATTGCTGCTCTCAGTGGTTCGCTCAGTCACAGTCTCGAGAGCTTCGACTCCGACAGTCGATGCTGTCTCTTGTGCAGCTGCTTCAGCTGCGATCTGATCTGCTTGCTCTTTCAGAGCTGCTTCAACTTGCTGATCAACTGCTTCTTGTGCGATGCCGAGTCGAAGTGATTGCTCTTGCATCCACTGATCCTTGGCTTGCTCGAGAGTCACTCCATTCCGAAGCAAACTGCAAGCGAAGTCTGAATCGATACCGTGACAAGCAGCTTCGATCTCTTGGATGGTTGCAGCTTGAGATTGACTCATCTTCAGTTCTCCTCTTATCTGAGAAATGGTTGCGCTCTCTTTCTGAACTGCATCGATCAGGCCGAGAGCTCGAGCCTTCTCTGCTCCAAAGACTTGACCATCAGCAGCAGCTTCCATCTGCTCATCAGTGAGGCTTCTCCCTCGCTGAACAGCAGATACAAACTCTTGCTGAAACAGATCCACAATCCCTTGGAAATAAGCTTTGTGTTCTTCAGTGACTGGAGTGCCGAATTCACCTGCTGACTTGAATGCACCAGTATCGATCGGGATCACTTCGATTCCAGCATTCGAGAACATTCGAGATGCATCGATCAGCTGTGTGCGAGTGCCGATCGAGCCGATGAGATCGACCTTGCTGTTCGCGAAGATCTGCTCAGCTTGGCTTGCCAAGTGGTAAGCAGCTGAAGCAAGCATGCCGTTCACTTGAGCTGTGATCTTCTTCTGTTGGTTCGCTTCGAAGATTTGCTCGCTGACTTGCTCGAGCCCCTTCGCTGAACCACCTGGGGAATCGAAGAGCATCACGATCTGCTCGATCTTCTCATCAGCGAGGGCCATGCTGATGGCATCACTGATCTGATTCAGACCAACTTCACCGAACCACGATGAGAACACATCAGCTTCAGGGACGATCACCCCCTTCACTTCGATATGCGCAACACCACCCTCGGATTTGAAGATGTCTGCTCCAGATGGAAGAGCCATACCAGCAAATTGCTCAGGTGTTTTCGGTTGTGATTTAACTGACAAGTAGGACTCACAAGACTGTCTCTCGATCGCCCAGATGTGATTGGTGTGCATCATCAGTTGAGGCTTCCCCTTGCAAAGAGTTGCTCAGTTGCATTCCCATTCGCGCTGCCGTTGTTGTCGCTGTCGTGACTCGTCGAAACTGTCACACCGTCTGGAGTGGGCAAGCTGAGCAGATCTCTCCACGAGATCTGTGCTGTTGGGTTCTGTCTGTTGAGCTCATCAGCTCGCATCACTGCCTTCTCGATGGCGGATGCGTTGTCTTCGATGATCTCAGTGCTCACATCGTCCCAATTGCGATTGCGAGCAGCTTGGATCCTTCGCGGTGAGTTGAGTGCGTTACGCTGCTGCAGCAGATCAGCACTGGCATCTTTGAGCGGCTCGATGTATGGGAAGCTTGGTGGATGCCACTTGTGAGCTGCGACTCGCACACCAGACTGAGCTGCCATCTTTTTGATTCCAGAATCAGTCTCGATCCACTGGCGAACTTTCCAGCGATACACTGGCGAATGAAATGAGTTCACAAGCCATCGCTGAAGCTGTCTGAATCTCATTTGAGCTTGATCGATCGCACCTCGCCAACCAGAGAAGTTAGTCTGAGTTGGATCGAGCAGGAACACTTGCAGAGGCAAGTCGAGATTGAGAGCGATGAAGCTCAGAATCAGTTTGGCATGCTCAAAGAATTCTGGATTCGGCACGTTGGGCGAGAATGCCTTGATCGACTCACCAGGATCTCCGAAGATCTCGATGCCACTGGAGAGCTTCTCTGTGAGTCGACCTGAAGTTTTTTCGGTTGTCTGATCGCCCTTCTTCTGCTCACCAAAAGGTTCTGCATTCTCGCCGTATTCATGGATCAGAGCGAAAGCACTAGCCACTTGCGCCTTAACCAGCTGAGAAAACTCGAGATCATCGTGCATTGTCACCATCTCGCTCACTGGCGAGAGAGCTGATACACCTCTTCGCTGAGAGAATCGATTGGCATGATACAGATGAAAAACCTGACGATATCCGCTCTCATCTCGAGCTTCATATTGCTGAATGTCCGAAACTTTGGTGAGTGCTCGAGTTGGTGAGAGATCTTCTCGAGTGAACCAATATTGCTGCCTTCTTGCATCACGGCCCAGCAAAACACCGTGAATCACATCCCGCTTTGTGTTTCTCGGTGTTCGGCAGCGGTGAGCTTCGACAAACTGAAGAAAGCCTTCTTTGCGTGGCAAGATGAACAGATCGCCATCGACTGTGACAGTCTGTGGGATCAGAGATTCTTGCTGGACAAAACTGAGCTCACCTTCGCTGTGACACAAGTCAGCATCATTGGTCCACTGCTCCCACTTATCTGCGAGAGCTTTATCGAGAAGATCATCACCTGTAGTGACATCGAGCCTGAACCCCTCCTGAACGAGATTCGCAGCAAGCCTTCTGACTCCCTGCCCAACGACTGGATCATTTCGCTGATAATCTCGAGCTCTCTCCATGATGCGGAGATAAGCCATCTCTGATGCATAGTGATAATCAGCACCAGAACCGAGCGAGCTCACACCTGTGAGCTTCCGAGTGAAGCGAGTGTTCTTTGCTGCGCGATAATCAGAGCGCAGCTCATCCATCATGTGCTGTGCTTTTTGCTCGATGTATTTGGCTTGGTTTCGCATCAGTCTCTAAACCCCGACACATCGAGGTAGCGGACTGGTTGGCGATTCCCTGTGGTATCTCGAGCGGAGACCCACCTACGAGCCTGCTGAAGCTCATCCTTGATCGAGTCAGCATCAAACTCGAGCTCGCTCACTCCGTCTGTTCTGACTCGCTTGGGACGGCGACGGAGCAAGATAAGGCAAGCCGTAATGAAGCTCTTAGCATTCGCTACAGAATCGAGCTCTTCATAGGCTGCATTGTCATCGAATGCGTCCCACACTTGCTGGTCTGTGCTCTTAGAGTTGAGTGCCATGTCGAGAATGATATCGAGATGGCACTCACAATAAAGAATGTAGGCTCAGTAAAGATAGTAACAATCGGTCACTTAGTATTGTCCTGCTTAGCACAATTAACGGCGACCATTTCAATCAACCAGCGAATTGTATCTGTTGTTGTCCAAACGGGGCGATTGTTCAGAATAACCCGTTTCGATCGCAGCTCTTCACGAAGACGAAAAAGCGCCTCTGCATGGCTCGCTCCGATCTGCATATCAGCGTGAAATGTTGCAGCCCCATGCACTTGTTGGCGCTCATAACCTTCAGGTTCGTAAACTGGCAAATCGAAATTAATGGTTAAACTCAAATCGTCTTTTTTAGCTC